ATTTTTTCCAGCGACGAATAGAAGTATGAGATGTTTGATAAACTTCTGCAAGTTTTCTATCGGATACAGATAAAATAGATTTATCTTCACTTACATCTTTTAGAAAGTCATCATACATTTTACCTCTGTTATATGTTATGGATTTAGTATTAGTGTATTCTTGTGGATTACGACTTCTACCTTTCCACCAACCAGAAGGAATGTCATTCTCATAAACTACTCGTTCATTTTTACCGTCAGTAACACGAACTTTACCAAAACAAGGATGTTTTTCTCCAGATCTCTCTCCTTTTGGAGCAGAGTAAGAGAATAAAACAGATGTTTGCCTTGCTTTATTAGCAAAGTGAGGATTAGTATCAACTTGGTAAAACTTATGGAGTTTTACTTCTGCTTCAACTGCTTCCTCTCTCGTAGTATGTTCGGTAAGAATGATTTTACAGGAAGGATTAAATGTTTTGTCTCCGTAGGAACCAAAATAATTATCCTCCTCCACTGAATTACACTCACATCCTCTACTACCAATGTAGCCTCTCCCAAAGGGTTCGTAAGAGTAGTAAGTGTAGTAAATCATTCCAATTCTCCGTTCCGCGACTTACTTGCGTCCGATCTCTCGGATGAACGTTAGGTCTATTATAGACCCTATACCTTATTTAGTCAACCCCACACTCAGATTTGTTAAAAATAACGGATGTTGTCATTTTATTCAATGCTTCATCACCATAATTATCAAGAATATATTCACACATTTTAGAAAAAATTCTAGGAGATTTACTAGTGAACAAATCATTAATTTCAGATTTAATAGAACGAATAAAAAATTTAAGTTCTTCTCTATTCGTATATTTGTCGGAAAGTAGATCATACCTTTTAAAAAGACGAAAGTATTTTTCTCTATCAATCTCTTTGATAAATCTTTTTGCAATAACCATTTTTCTTATAATTTTTTCAAGTTGTTCATAATCATCATGATACTCAGGCAAATCTAAAGACTCAAAATAAGATTTTTTAACTTTAAGTGTTGAATACAAAAACCAAATTTCATCATCCACAAGAGAAAGATCATCATCTGATAATGCAGAAATACTTTCGGGATTTAAAAATAAAACATCATTAATACAAGACAAAAAAAGTTTTAATTTACAATCTACTAAAGGTGAAATTCTTTTTGGTCTTTGAAGATCAGATGGAGTTAGGGGAATCATTTCGAGTGTCATGTCATTGTGATTGACTACTCCCGTATTATAAACGAAAAAGCACCCCTGTGAAGAGGTGCTGTGACAATTTTATAATCGACCCTACAGACCAAAAAATTGCTGGAGATTTTTTATTCGACTTTTTTGGAACTATTTCCGCTTTTTGGTTGGGGGTGGTGGTTCCAGTCCCCATAGTTTTGGATTGGTTCTTCCCATACCAAAACCAATGCCCTTTAGATTGTCACGAAACTTATCCCAGTACATATTAAAGATACGAACTTCTTTCTGACTACGAGTCAAATCATATCTCGTTTCTCCATCAACCACATAAGTGATTATCATAGCATCATAAGGACAATCTTTAGTAGATACTTGTTCCCAAGTCCCATTCTCTATCAGTATATCACACCCATATACGGATTTAGAATTTTCTTTTTCTGATGATGTCCATGAGGTCATAGACTGTTCCTCTTCTATTTTGATGGGAGCATTTCCCAATTGATTTGCCATAATTATGAACGATTTCCCCAAGTAATGTCTGGATATGCTTCACTTACAATTTCTTTTGTGATCTTATATCTATCGGAAAGTTTTTTATCCTTACAAAGACAAATAATCTCTGCCTCTAATGGATGAAGTCCCTCAAGAATGTTAATGAACATCGTTTCACGACGAACACCACTCATAGCATCATTACCACCCTTAAGAAAGTGATAGAAGTTCTTAAACTCTCTACGAATTGTAGTGTGTCCGTTCTTATCACTCGAACCCATAGAAAATGAATCCATTTCATGCATTCTACGGACTTCTTCTGTGATTTTAGTGCTCAGAGTTCCATTTGATGATGCCTGATCCTCAAATCCAGAATAAGGAACTTCTCCTTCAGGAAGCATAGAAATTATGCTTTCATCAAAGTTCCAAATCAATACTGCTTTTAAAGAAACATGTTCATACTTCTTAAGAACTTCAACCTTCTTTGCCTTACTTCTCTGTTTGGAAACAAGATCTAAAACCTCAAAGACAAATGGATTTTTTGGAAGTTCTAATGATACTGCCTTAGTCGTTGTCGTTTTCTTCTTCGTTGCTGTCGTCATAATATTCAAAATCTAAAATGATTATACCCTATTTAGTTTTTAGAGTCAATAATCGTAAGTGTAATACATTCTACTCTGTTGTGATCCGCAATAATATTTATACAAGAAAAGGTGCCGAAGCACCTCCTCTACCTGATAGTTGCGAATCACACAGGTATTGTTATTTAGTCCTCCTCTTCATCATCACACTCTTTATCGTCAAAATAATCGGGATTAAAAGATACTGCTAAAACTTCATCTGGAATAACATTACCATCTTGATCGTAGAATTCTGGATGCAACTTGGGAATTTCCCGATAGTTCATCATGTATTCTCTGGCAGTCCAACCAATCATCAGTCCCATCATGAGAAATAAAATGGTTAGAAATGAACCAAATACTAAACTAGTTGCTAACATTTTTCTTACTCCGGGATGTCTTGATAGAAAATTCAAAATGAATATTTACTTTCCATATTAGAAAGCAAACCATCTTTTCAAACATAATGTGAAATGGTCCTGTTTGCTTTCTCTTACCTCCATTAAGCAAGAATTCAATACCACGATTTCTGTGGTCTTCTGATTTATTTATGTTAGGACTTGATGACTTGTTGTTCTCTGAGGAATTTGATTGTGTCAATACATCCTCCTAATTTTTTATTGTCACATACTACCTGCGGAAAAGTAGAACCCCTACCAAATTTAGCATAGAATTCTTCTCGTGTAAAGTCCTCTCCAAGATTATAAGTATCAAATTCTGTTCCTGTGAGTTCTAATACTTGTTTAATCTTATAGCAATAGGGACAATTTTCTTTTGTATATACTTTAAAATTCATAAATTAATTTCTGATTAAAAAATAATTTCCAATTACAAGACAATCTATATCAATACTTTCAAAAGTTTTGATCGCATCCTTTGGATTCTCTACAATTGGTTGACCATTATCATTGAAAGAAGTATTTAAAAGAACCGGACAATCAGTTTCTTTGTTATATTTTTGAAGAAGTGTTGTAACTTCTGGATGCAACTTTTCATTTACAGTTTGAATTCTACATGAGAAATCTTTATGTGTGATCGCACCAAGTTTCTTTCTTTGATGTGGTTTTACTACCAGAGAATATAGCATATATTCATTTGGATATACATCTATAAAGTATTCTTCTTGATATTCTTCAAGCATAATACCCGCAAATGGACGCCACTCTTCTCTATGTTTAATGCGAGTATTGATTGTCTTTTTATTTTCTTTTAATGATGGGTTCATCAGAATTGAACGAGAACCAAGTGCTCTAGGTCCAAACTCTGAACGATTTTGAAACCACCCAACAATTTTATTATCAGCAAGAAGTTTAGCAACCTTCTCACACAGTTCTTCAAAGTTATCAAACTTCTTATAGTTTTTCCCTTTAAGTGCTTCCTCAATCTCTTCTTCACTATAAGTGCGTCCAAGAAGTGAAATATTGTGTGGGAGAGTTACTTTTTCTTTTGCCTTAAAAACACCATAACATGCAGCACCAAATGATAATCCAGTATCATCAGGAAATGGTGGGATGTGCATATTCTTTACAATTTCATTCTTACGAATGACAGAGTTTGTGAGAATATTCAGAAACACGCCACCAGCAAGGCAAAGATTTTCATCAATATATCCTTGTTCTTTGAGTGTCTTCATATAAACAAGCATTCCCTGTTCAAAATTATGTTGAAGAGTTCTTGCTTTGTTTTCTGGACTCATGTTTCCATAAACATAATCCTGTCCAGGAAAAGAGTTGAATGTAACTGAAGGAATACCTTCAAAAGTTTGTCGATAATCTTTTTCAAACTCTTTTATATTACCATATGCCGAAAGACCCATGACCTTGCCACAGAATGTCTCACGATACTTTGGATCAGTAATATTAATTTGTTTCTGAACCATCTCAATATAAATTTGATATGCCCATATCCAATAATAGTTTCCGAAGTTATTCAGTTCAGGAATACCGGGATGATACCTAAAAATACCTTTTTCTTTATTAAAGTGTCCTATAGAATGATTCTCTGTAGAAAAAGCATTTCCAGTAGAATTGAATAAAATAGATCCAGCATTATCCATCGTAATAAATGTCCCTTCATTGTAATCTGAAGAGAACACTGATGAATATGCATGACACATATGATGAGATACTATCTCAACTTTTGCTTTTGGGAAATATCTTTTAAGTTTAGATTGAAGAGTTTGATTAATATAATTCTTATAGAAGTTTATATTTGCCATCGATGGAACGACAACTACATCAATATCTTCTTTAGAAAGATTCCCTGTCGATAAACAATAGTCTATCGATTTTCGTGGGAAGTTTCCATCATATTTAATACCAGTAAGTCTTTCTTCACTGATACTAGTTACATGATTTCCATTAGAAAATAAAGACACACTTGCACCATGTGTCCAACTTTCATTCATTTGTTCCCTCAAACTAGGATTATCAGAAATTAAAACATTCCATCCAATCGCACCATAAAGTCCAATAACATTCATTTATCAACTGCTTCTATAATTTTATCAAAGTTAAAGATTTCTTCATCCTCATCCACATAAGGATACTCTGCTTCTACTCCAGTAAAATCAAAGTCAAACAAATAACTATTTGGAAGTTTAAAGTTGGCAGGTTTCTCTGCTTGAATATTGGTATGTATATCCCATCCAAAGACCTTTGGACTAGTTCCATTCCATAATACCACAGAAGGCAATTTCAATGCTGTTGCTGCGTGTTGTAGGCAACTATCAATAAGTATTCTCTTCTCACTATTCAGTAAGATACTTACAAGTTCCATATTACTCATTGGATCTTGAACCACTTCCACACCATTTAATGCTTCAGAAGAAGGTTTTTTGACTTGAAAAATATGATACTTATCAGAATAATGATCTACAAGTTTTTGTGCAAGTGCCACAGGCATATCTCTTGCCCATAGATATGGTCTCTGTTCATTATACATTCCACCATTAGTTTGAAGAACCATAATAGGTTTTTCGTTTGCACGACTTTCCCAAAATTCTTTTGCAATCTTTTTCTGTAAAGGATTAAATTTAATATCTGGCATTTCACCTCGATATTCTAATCCATACATCTTAGACCAAGTTTGAATCAGAGGCAGTTTTTTATGAATATGATCAGTAGTGAAATAAGGTTCATTATGGAAAATTATTGAATCCTCATTTTCAATATAACTTTGATAAAAATAACTTGTATTGCCAAGTTGATATACTCTATCTACAAATGGAAGATTTTGAAATATTTCAGACCAGACAGAAACAACAATAAGTTGTCTACCTGGATGATTGTTTTTAATACATTTAGCTACTGCTGTTGCGGCAATATGTTTACCAAACCCACCTTGAACATGAAATATAGAATACTTAAGTTTTGCCATAAAATTACCAAGGAGTTTCTTTGTTTACTGTAGCAGGTGCTGGGGGATTAAGAACAGAATTGATCCAAGAAGTGTGTTGTGCAGTGACTCTTTCTTCTGCAAGTTCATCTGCAATCCAACCCAATACAATCTCTTCAGTCAAGTCTGCAAATGCAACAAATCCTTCAGAATCTGGAGTAACATCTTCAGAATTAACTTGATAAGTTTCAGAACCTTCAATTGTAGTTCTTTCTACATCAGAATCATCAGAGGATACCCATTTAACTTGAATATCACAAACTATATTGTTTCCATCATTTCTGACTTCAAGATTTTCAATTGTTCTTGTGTGTGTAATTGCCATTTTATTTTAGTTAAATCTCTATTATTTATTTAAAGATAATATTATTATCCTTTGTAGGTGGTGCCTTTACCTTAGGAGTTACCGTAACAATATCAGGTGTTCCCCAAAACTCAAGTCGTCTTTTGTTTTTTTCATAAAGATCAAGAATTTCTTCTGGAAGAATTGATGCTGGTGGAGAAGAAGTTTTCTTGACCTCAGAACGAACCTGATGCATATCACTTAGTCCATAAGTTATCAAATCATCTTCCCTATGAATATTTGAGATTGATCCAAAGTCATGATCATAAAACTCTTCCCCAAGAAAATCATAGATGTCTTCCATTATTTTTTCAGGATTATCTACAAGATCATTATAGTCCACAAAATGCATTTTGTCACTTACATTTTGTTGGAATCCCATCATAATTGCATTCAGTGACTCATAAACAATACCACCATCATTTAGAAGATACATACATCTATTCAAATCATTAATAGGTATATCAGTTTTGATTAATTGTTCATCTACAAAATTAATTCTTGGTTGGCCTTCCTGAAAAGGATTTCGATGAATCATTGTCAGAATAGAAGTTAGAATCTCATCTATTCTACGAACTGGAACAAGAATCTTTGCCTGTTGTCCAATGTACCCTTCAATATAAGGAACTCTTGCAGTCCATGCACGATTTTTATCAAAGACAACTGGTTTTTGAACATCACTATAAAAATGATGTGGAATGCTACCAATGATCTCTCTGACTTGATCTGGTTTTGGATATCCATGGTACAACTCATTACCCATAAAGTTTTGCTCTACGGCAAACATTGCACCAAGAACTGGACTTGATGGTCCAGAATAAAATCTTGGATTTTGATTTAAGATTGAAGAAAGCAAAGTGCTTCCCGAACGGGGAAGCCCTGCCATAAAATAAAAAGTTTTATCCATTCATTTATCATTCAATACTATTATATATTATACCATAAAATCAATTATTCAGTAAAGAATTAACTTTTTCTTCCAGTGAAGATAATCTTTCTTTGAGTTCTTGGTTTTCGACATCAAGTTCTTTGATTGCATTAACAAGAACAGGAAGTAAGTACTCATGAGTAACACCCCACTTATCTATGTTAGATTTTGATGCAATGATTGTTTCATCACCTTCAAGTTCTGCAACCTCTTGAGCACTGAATCCATATCTGACTCTTTCATCAGTAACCTCATTCGTTTCTCTATTCTTAAATGAATATTTGATAGGATTAATATTCTGTAAGAATCCTCTTCCATGAGGTACATCACCATAAACACACTTATCTCTAATATCAGAAATAACTGTCCATGCTACTTGTATTGCGGCACATGAATGATCTGCATTACCCATAACAATACAATTGCTACTTGTCGTCAGATTAATCAATCCTGATGGAAAAAATCCACCAAATCCAGATGTTTGTCCAGCATTATAACCAAACGCAATATTATTACTACCTGTTGAATTATTGCATCCTGCACTATTACCTAAGAAGGTATTATAATTTCCAGTGGTGTTGTTCCATCCTGCACTAGAACCAATGAAGTTATTAAACAATCCAGTGCAGTTGGAGAGTCCTGCCTGAAAACCAAGGAAGTTATTAAAACCTCCAGTGGTGTTGTTCCATCCTGCATTAACACCAAGGAAGTTATTATTACTTCCAGTGGTGTTGCATTTTCCTGCACTATTACCTAAGAAGTTATTATTATTTCCAGTGGTGTTGTTTCTTCCTGCACAATTACCAAGGAAGTTATTATTAAATCCAGTGGTGTTGAATCTTCCTGCATAATTACCAAGGAAGTTATTATAATCACCTTCAGTAATGCTATTACCAGCATTACATCCCATAAAGATATTAAAGCAGGCAGTTCCAGTAGAAGGATCATAAGAACCACCAGCACCACCACCGGCAATTAGGTTTCCATCTGCATCCTGCTCAAATCCAGAAGTAGGTAAGTTTATTAGATTAGATCCATCACCATAATAGAAATTAGCGGTTACAATACCGGCATTAACGATTTGAGTATTACCAGGATCAGCAGCACCTGACGGAACAGTAGTTCCAAATCCGACATTAAAACTTGAATCTCCATTGATCCAAGTATTGGCATTAACACCAATTGCTAACTGATTACTTCCTGTGGTGTTTGGAAGTTGGACATTATAACCAAGTGCAATGTTACAGGATCCGGCAGTTAAATCACATCCAGCACCTTGTCCAAAGAATATATTACGATTTCCAGTGCTATTACGACCTGCATTATATCCTAAGAAGATATTGCAATTTCCAGTCGTGTTGGATAATCCTGCACAATTAATTGCAAAGAAATTACTAGATCCAGTGGTGTTGTTGAATCCTGCAAAATAACCAAAGAAAACATTATCATTTCCAGAAATATTATTATAACCTGAACAAAATCCAAGAAAATTATTTCTTGTTCCAGTGGTGTTTGATAATCCTGCCTTGAGACCAAAGAAGTTATTTTGACTTCCAGTGGTGTTGTAGAATCCTGCACTATTACCAAAAAAGTTATTATTAGTTCCAGTGGTGTTTAAGAATCCTGCACTATTACCAAAGAAGTTATTAAAACTTCCAGTGGTGTTGTCTCTTCCTGCACTTGCGCCAATGAAGTTATTATTAGATCCAGT